ATGGCGACTATCAGGGCAAGAAAACTGGCGGATGGGTCTGTTAGCTACACGGCTCAGATCCGCATCAAGCGCGACGGAGTGCAAGTCTATCAAGAGAGCCAGACCTTCGCCCGAAAACAGGCGGCACAGGCCTGGGCACGCAAGCGTGAATCCGAACTGGATGAGCCAGGTGCGATTGAGCGGGCGAGCCGCATAGGCGTCACGCTCAAAGAAATGATTGACCAGTACCTGATAGAGGTTGAGAAAGCCCGCCCGCTGGGCAAAACCAAACGCGCAACCCTTACTGCCATCGGCGAAACGTACATGGGCAAGCTGGCCGATACCCAAATCAATACCCAATGCCTGGTCGATTACGCGCTATGGCGGATGAGCCCCGAGGGGGGGGGCGTCCAGGCGCAGACCGCTGGCAACGACCTGGCGCACCTCGGCGCTGTGCTTTCCATCGGCAAGGACGCATGGGGATACCAGCTTGACCCCATGGCGATGGGTGGCGCACGGCGCGTGCTCCGAAAGCTTGGTTACAACCTGAAGAGCCGCGAGCGTGACCGGCGTCCTACGCTGGACGAGCTGGATAAGCTCATGAAGCATTACCAGAATATGCAAAACCGGCGCCGAAGCATCATCAATATGATGAAAGTTGTGGGCTTTGCCCTGTTCTCAACGCGCCGTCTCGACGAAGTTACCCGGATTCGCTGGGACGATCTCGACGAGCCCGGCCAGCGAGTTCTGGTTCGCGACATGAAGAATCCCGGCCAGAAGATCGGCAACGATGTCTGGTGCTACCTGCCAGACAAGGCCTGGAAAATCCTTCAGACAATGCCCCGTGCCGGCGAAGATATTTTCCCCTACAGCCCTGAATCAATCTCAACATCATGGGCGAAGGCCTGCAAAATCCTTGCGATCAAGGATCTGCACTTTCATGACCTCCGCCACGAAGGGGTAAGCCGTCTGTTCGAAATGGACTGGGACATCCCCCGGGTGGCGAGCGTTTCGGGGCACCGAGACTGGAATTCGCTGAGGCGCTACACCCACCTGCGTGGCAAGGGTGATCGCTATGTGAAGTGGGAATGGTACGAAGAAATATTGAGGGCGCCCGTCCAACTAGGCGCCGCATCAATGAAGTGGCTCAAAAGGCGTGTTTTAACCCGTTGAGCTGGCTGTTCTCTTTAACCGCGGCTGCGCGCTGTAGGTCGAGATACGCAGCCAGGTCGGTGATATGGATCCCCTTGGCCGACTTCTGGCTGCGTTCGAGGCGGGTGATGGGGATCTTGATCTGCCCGCTCATAACCTTGCGTTGAAACATGTCAGGCGTCAGGTGCGTGAAGTAGTCCCTGCAAACCTGCTCCAGCGAGATAATCGCCTGGCCGTCGTACTGGGCCATCAAGATAAAGGCTGTGTTCATGATGTCCCTCACATCCGAAACGATTGATGAATGAACGTTGGCCGGCCAGCACGTCCTGCAGGTTGTGCCTCATCCGCCTGAATCTCGCAAATGAACCTGTGGCTGTTCCGATTTGTTGCGCTCAGTGCCTGGGTTAGGCCTGGCAACGCGCCAACGCATTGCTCATAGGCATCCGGCCCATGCCAGCTTTCAGCCGGCAGAACCTGGCAGTCAGTGCGAGTTGCGTCGCTGCATAGATACAAAAGCAGGAGGACTGTCATACGTTCCCCTTCCGTTCAAGGCGGGGGCGGATAGATGTAGGTTTTATTGCTGAGGCCATGGCGACGACCCGCATTTCGCTCTCGCTCAGCTCTATGTCCCTACAGTCTGATGGGGTTGCAGGAAATAACCGGTTTGCCTGCACAAATGCGGAGAAGGCCTCGCTGAAGTGCGCGGCCAGTGCGTTTCGCAAGGCGTCGTAGTGAAGTTCGAACTCAATTGCTTCTGCCGGTGTAACTTCCACTCCGATCTTCTTTGGCCGGCTCTTGCTGGAATACAGACCGGGAGTGCATGAGTCGCAAACCTTGGACATGATTTGCGCCGCGAGTTTACGCTCGTACACGTTCAAAATCGGAAACCAACGGATTTCGCGACACTCGTCGTTCAAGTCGTCGATGGTCAAGCCGTGACGCGCCAACAGCTTTTGCAGCATGCGTTGCGCATTATCCTTTTCTCCGCCTTCGCCACGCTCTGCGAGGGCCATCATTTTGCGTAGCTTGGCCTGGACCCTAGCGTCACCTCCACGGGGCATCTGTGCTTGCATGGTGCTTCTCCTCGTAAGCGGTGGGGGAGTTGCCGCTCCCCGCGTTCCGCCTATATCTGATTATCAGCGTGCGTATCGACGCGTTTTGTTTTGTTTGACCGCTTCCCGCTCGGCCATAAAAGCGGCCCACTCCTGCGATTTGCGCTTCTGGCGAATACGGCTACAGGCCTGGTGCTTGCGTGTGGAGCGAGCTTTGCCACAGATATCGCAGCGACTGGGCAGATCGAGCCGTTGACTTGCCATGGCTGGCCGTGTCCTCGCTGGGCTGACAGACATAATTACTGCCCTCCCAGGAGCATGCGCGTCAGGGCGTTGGGCTGGCCGTCCGGTGTTAACTTGTTAAGCGGCTGGGTGGTGGTACGTCCATTGGCGCTACGCAACGTGGCTACTTCGCCGTTGATCTCTTCGATCACAGCTTTGCGGGCACTGAAGCGATAGCTGCGACCGCCGCCGCTGATTGCCACGTAGCTGACCGTGTCGCCGATCTGCAACCGGGTTGTGGTAGCCTCTGCGGCGCTACCTTGGGTTTGATTCACTTGCATGGTGCTTCTCCTATGGTGGTAGGTGTCGAGGAGTTGCCGCTCCTCGACACCGTCTTTTCAGGCCGTTCTGGCCTGGTCTCTCTTGATGATCGCTATGACTTCGTCCCGATCCTTCGCATACGCGAAAGGCAGTTCGCCGCCAGGGCGTGAGATCGGGTAGCGCGCTTCTGGCAACCGGCACTCAGCCACGGTGTAACCGCTGTCGGTGATCCAGCAGTTCTGCTGAATCTGTCCGTCTCTGTTGCGTTTCGGCGCCCATTTCATACCCAAGCCCTACGCAGGCCCTGCCAAATCGCGTCGCCATCGGGAAAGTAGGTATGTACTTCCTGCTCGGGGTTGTTATCCAGTCGAAGGACAGCAATGCAGTCGTCGAACAGGCCTGCGTCGAGACGGCGCAGCTCAGTCAGGTCAAATGGATGTGCCGGGCCGTTGTACAGACCGAGCAGAAAGCGGCCGACTACCCCGCTTTGGCCGGAGTCGCGCTGAGCGACTGGCAACAAGCGAACCAGCGCCTCGACGCCTGCTTTGCGTATGGCCGGACGCTCGGCCTGATATTGAAACAACTCGTCAAAGGCATCTTTGAGCGTTTCGTTGTGCATGGTGCTTCTCCTTGAGTGGCAGGCGTTGCCGCGCCTGGTGTGTGTAGCTGTCGAATGGTCAGGCCTGGAAATGCCAACACTTCACGATGGGCTGCTTGGTAATTACTGCGTTGCTGTGCTTGGCCTGGTAAGCCCGCACCGCGCTGTCCGTCGCCTTGTTGATGTCGATCAGCTTCCGCGAGCGGGAGTCCTTCAGCCGCTCGCGCAGCTCGCTGACATCGGCGATTTTCTGGCGATGCTCAGCGGCGCACTTCACGAAGTCGTTGAGGTTGATGGCGATGATGTTTTCTTTCTTGCTGTGGTTGACCACAGGCCCATCGGCGTCGAGACCTTCAAGGTATTCGTACACCTCCCAGAATTCGGCCACGACCGGATGATCGGAACTGATGGAGGCCTGGCGCTCTATCGCCATGCGAATGATCTGGGTGCGGGTGTTGCTGATCTGCGCATCGGTGAGCGAAACCACCATTCGTAGGCAGTCGAGTAGTGCGAGTAATTGGGCGTGGTTCTTGTTGATACGCTCGACACGGATGTAACCGCGTAGCTTGTTGCCACAATGGGCACAGTCGCTTTGTTCGTCTTTGAAAGGCGTGTCGCAAGAGAAGCAGTGCGAGTGCAGACAGCGAAGTTTCGCTTCGTAGCCAGGCAAGCGCTGGGCGAACAGGTCCATGACCTCGGCTTCTTTACGCACGGCTTGCAACACGAAGTTGCTCAGCTTCGCGCCCTCCAAGGCGTTGAGTAAGTCGGCAGCAGCGCGGCTCTCCGGGGTCACGTTCGGTCGCACGAAGTGCAGCTTGACGATGCGAGTCATAATCGCCTCGGAGGCCATCACCGGCGCGTTTTGGCTGATGGCGATGGTTCCCCGGAAGGGAGGTTCGTATGTCTCGTTACCGGCGGTTTTGACCCCTTTGGTCGCCAGGGTGCCGCCGCCGTAGTAGTCCTTCAGTTCATCCCACTCGAAAGTTTTGGCGTGCGCCTTGTCCTCGCCGCTCCGGTCGGACTCCAGCAACACGATGGGCATGCCAGATACCTGGCCCATTAAGCGGCTGCGGCCGGCCTTGGTCGATTTGGAAGGGTCGAAGCCCTCATACCCCTCACGGCCAAGCAGCTTCCACAGTAAGGTGAGCAGGGTGGTTTTACCGGCACCTGCTTCACCAGTGGCCTCAAGGAAAGGAAACGACTGATAGCGATGACGGATTTGCTCAGCGAACAACGACCCAAACCAAAACGTCAGGGCCACGATCCCTTGCGTACCGAAGCACTGCCAGAGCAGCTCCAGCCAGCGCGGGTCATAGTTTTTTGCATCCTTGGTTAACTGGATCTTCACCCCTTTCTGCAAGCTTTTGAGTTTCAGCTTGCCCATTTCGAAGAACTCTTCTTCGTTGATGCTGATCAGTTGCCCCTCACGAACGGCCACGTCGTTGAACACGTAACAGCTGTACTCCCGGCTGTAGCCGACGTAGTCGATGGTCTGAACCGTTTTGATACCAAACAGCTGGTCTTTCATGATTTTGTCCAGCTGCTGCCCACTGCCGGTGAACACAGCCCCGGCGCCCATGCCAAGGAGTCGTTTCTTGAACTCACTGGCGGCCGCGACCTGGCCGCCAGTGAAGGTGTTTTTCACCGAGCCGCCGTCATGCGGAAAATCCACGCGAAAGAAGTACCAAGACTCGTCGGTTATCTCGTTTCGCTGGAAATAGAGGGCCTTGGGATAGCAATTTGCGATCTCAACGACACAACCCGACATGCGTAGCGCCTTTTCGCGAATGGCTTTTTCGGAGAGCAGTTGGTCATCCTGTTTGTCGCTGTCATCGAGCGCCTGTTTGGCACTGTTGAATTTGGAGATGTCGAGCTTCCACCAGTACAAGCGCGAGTCGAAGCAGAAGTGGAACTCCTCCCGCTCGCGCCACTGGTACATGAGCAGGGCTTTGTCGCTGGCGCTTTCGGCAATCAGCAGCGCGCCCTGGTGCCTGGCTTCTTTGAGGTCTTTTTCGAGTCGCTGCGCCCGTGCTTCGTCATCGTCCAAAAATGCCCAGCGCTGATGCAGGTCATTCCAATCGACCTTGCGGTTATCGGGTTGCGGGATCTGCGCGGCCTCGCAAACAAAACCCAACTCTTGGGCTTGCTTGACCCATGACCGGGTGTATTTCTGCGCGCCAGGCTCGTTGTCCAAGGCCCACACCAATTTAGGCGGCTTCCCTTCACAGTCCGCTATCAAGGTCTTCAGCGATTCCTCAGGGAAGGCGTTCGAGGACAAAGCGGCGACCGCAGAAATACCGTTATGGATAAGCGCTATGGCGTCGAAAATACCCTCGACAATCCACAATTCCTCCACCTGAAAAACGTCAACACAAGGTGGACACCACCAGTAGCCCTTGTAGCTTTGCATAGGTTGGAAGCGGGCTTTCTTCTTGCCGAAGCGTGAGGGCTGGTCGATCAGACGTTCCCAGTACCCACCATGCTCAAGGGGGAATCGCACCGTGGCAGAGCCGATATTGAGGTCACGGTCAAAATAACTTTCTTGGGTGTACCAGCCGTCAATCAGTTCCAGGCGAAAACCGCGAGCGAAGGTTAGGTACGCCTTAGCGGTAGCGGCTGGCTGGTCATTGGTAGCTGGCGCACGTTTGCTCCAGTCGTCAAAAAGATCGGGATACAGCTCTTTTACCGGGGCCTGGTACCGGCATTTTTCCTCGCGGCCGCAACGGATAAACCATGGTTCATCATGACGAGAAAACAGGCGCTTCTGATTACACTGTGGGCAGGTACCCTTGCGCATGTAATGCGTGCCGGCCATATGTTGCAGGCCGTAGTCTGACTCAAGGCGCTGGAGCACGTCGGCGCGCAGCTTGTGCTCCATGGGCTCGCGTACAAAAGCCTTCGCGCCATGGGGGGGGACGAGTCGCTTATTCATCGGGGCTTACTTCACTTCGCCGAGACTGTGTTTAAGGGCGCCAATCAGGCGTTTTTGCGCGGCCATCACCGGGAAGGCCGCGAGCAACGAGCCATGCCGTAAACCCTCGGGGATCATGCGAAAGCGGTCGTCGTACCAATGCTCGTTAAACTGCTGGGCGTACTGATTCCGTAGCGCCTGGAGCAGCGCTTCGGCCTCTTCGCGGGGCAGCTTTGCGGTGATGGCGACGTCGATTTCCATGGTCCACCTCGGATTTCGGGCAAAGCTCACCCAAACCCACGGGAAGCGGGGCAGGGCGGGTTGTTTAAAAGGGGATTACTGAGGTTGTTGCTTCAGCGCGGCATCGCGCTGGGCCAGCAGGGTCTGCGGTAGCAGCCTCGCCGGGACCGGGTAACGTAGGTCCGCCCGGGTGTCGATCAAATGGACGACGGTGCTGCCCGGGCTGGAGCCCCAGTCCACGCCGATCCACTTGCGCTGGTTGATGACCTGCAACTCAGTCCAGGCGTTGTGCACTAGCTGCTGTGCCATGAATACCGGGACTTCCATTGCGGTGGTCATATGTCGAACGCAGTTTTCGTACAGCAGATCTGAGTCCACCAGATGCTGCGCTTCGTGCCGTTGCAGGTAGGCGAATGCGGCACGCTGCATGCTGCTGCGGTAATCGTGGTCAAGCTGTTCATGGTTCATTGCGCACACTCCATTTCCATTTGGTCGAGCAGGTCGGGTTGATCGTTGGCGGACCTCATCGCCGCACGGCGCAGGGCGATGTCGGCGATAGGGAGCTTCACGGAGGGGTTAGCCATACCGCTTGGGCTCATTTCATGAGTCATTTCGAACTCAGCCCGCACCGACCAGCCGCAGGCTTCGTTGGTGCATTGCAGGTAGGCCACCCGCAGGAAAATGTGCGTGCCTTCGCTGGTGCGGATACGCATGCGGCCGAGGCAGTGAGGGCAGACAAGCTTGTAAGTGCTCAATGCTTGCGCTCCTTGCTGTGCAGCTGGATGGTGGCCAGCACCTCGGAATGGCGCGCAGCCATGTAACGATTGTGAGCGCCGAGAATTGCCGCAGCTTCGCCTGGCTCAACTACCCCGTCCTCTAGCGCCTTCGCGATGATCTGATCGACGTAACCACGCTTCGCTGCGGCATGTACCGACCGGCTGTACAGGTCGATGTTGTCCAGCGTCTCGGGTTTAGCGAGCGGCACGAACATGCCGCCGTACATGGCGGCGATGTATTCAGGCAGGTGAGTAGTGCCGGCGTCCTGCTCAAGCAAATAGATCTGTTCATCGCTGAGAGGGCGGCTGCCGGCGTTCTCGTACACATGGTTATCGAACTTCTTCAGCTCATAACCGAGCCGAGCAGCGGCGCACTCGCGCCCGCCGGGGTAAGCGCAAATGACTGCGCTCATGACTTGGCGCTTGGTCGCTAGTATCGGGCGTTTCATCTTCTGGTTTCTCCGTGGTGCGATCGCCCCTACAGTCATTTCATACAGCCGTGCATTCTGTTTGCTCGTTTGAGTCCGCCAGGATTCCGGGCAGCACTTCTTTGCCTATCACCTTGGAGAGGTCGCGCAGAATGCGGAACGACAGACGACCCCGAGGCAGCGTGTCGTGACCGGCCCAACGCTGGACTACCTGAGTCACCGTGCGCGGTTCATAGCCGTGACTGATTGCGAACTGGCGGAAATTACTGCCGTTCTCGATCAGCCGCGCCTGGATTTGGCGCTTTTCCATGGCTTGGCTCATGGTTGATGTGTTCCTAGTTGGTTAAGATGTACCTGTTTGTTCGCAGTATACGCACCCAAACGAGTGCGTCAACCGGATCATATGAAAAAATGAGTATATCTGAGCGTCTTCGCAGCGTTCTTGATGCCAAAGGCCTGTCCATAAAGCAGGCTGCCGACATCATCGGCATCCCCTACAGGACGCTCCAAAACTACCTTCTGGACGAGAGGGAGCCCAACGCAAAGGCGATGTCAGCCCTTCGCACTCATTTGGGTATAAGCGTTGATTGGCTGCTGACCGGCGAAGGTTCTATGTTTCATGGTTCTGTGAGCGAGGTTGCCCAGGCCCAGGCTGCAAACAAGCAGGAGGAGGCCATCCTTGAACTGTTTCGCTCGCTTGGGGAGGCGGGCAAGCGGGAGATACAAAGCGCTGCTGAAGAGAAGAAACGCTTAATGGATGTCGAGCAGCGCCTCAAGGATTTGACTGAAGCCCTTGCCGATACCAAACGGCCAGCATAATCTGTACCCATTAAGAACGGATCAGTCAGAAAGGACGCCGACGATCCACTCGTCAAAGCCGGGCTGCCGGGCTGGCGAGGTGCCTCACCAGCTCATTTGACATAAGGACGTGATCATGATCGATGAATTTTCTGCTCCCGCCTTATACGTTTATTCCTATTATCCAAAAAATATAAAATTTTCGCATAAGTGCGACTTTTAAATGGTCACCTTTCAGTGATTAACGGGGAGATGCTGTAATGGAAATAACAGAATCGATTATTCACGGTGTCATTAAAGCTCGTGAGACAAATGGTGAGGGTGCTGTATCAATTAAGCCTAGAGATTTTGTGCTGCCGATCGATGAGCGCTTGGACTCTTTAGGGGGGGAGGTGCTGAAACTCTATACCCGCCTAAGTAACGGCTACGGAACATTTGGAGATGACGCGCTAATTCATCAGTTTCCAAATCTGCTAAAAAAGTACGTCGATCAGGAGATTGATCTAGTCGAGTTTACTAGGGGTGTCTGCTCTCTAATCTCTGTTCCGATGCAAGAACAGTGGATGGCTACCACAACATGGCCACTTTTCGTTCGCTACGAAAGTCAAGGTAGAGATTGGTTGCTCATCGCGATGCTTAAGCTCAAGGAAGGAGTCGGTATTGATGAGGCTACTCTTGACTTGAATGACTCGTTATCATTTGACGTAAGCCATTTGTACGAGGCTGCAAGGATTGATATTCAAAAATGGCAAGGTAATGAACAGCCATATCTTTCATTCATAAAAAGAAGAACCACAGATGCCGATGTGACTAAGTATTTCAGGGTGGCATTGGCCTGTACTGAGTATACTGATGCGCGTCATAATACTGAGGTGGCGGTTAAGGCGCTGAATGATTATTTCGAGCGAGAAGCGTGGGAGCCGCTTCAGCGTCAGACCGCGACGGATCGTTTGTATGCATATTGCGTCGAAAAGAAAGCGAATGATGAGCCCGTTAATCTAATAGCGCTATCGGCAATAATCAATGATCAGGTGCCAGAGTCATTTATTGAGTTTATTCGAGAAAATAATTATGAGGTGAGTGAGGTTTTTTCTCCGAATCCTGCAACCTATAAAAAATTGATGCGCGTTAGTAGAAGATTTGGAAGTGTTAGTGTAAGCTTTGATGTGAATGATCTTCGTAATGAGACGGTATATTACGACCCGGACTTACAAGGTCTTGTGATTATGAATCCTCCAGCCGATCTGCTTGCTGAGATGGATAAGGCTCTCGGTGCTCAAAATGCTGCCAACGACGAAGCTTGAGTTAGCAATTGCAGTTTATATACTTCTTGAGCGTCGTACGTTTAATCAGGGGCGCATAAATGGAGTACTTCCCCAAGAGGTATTTCAAGAAGCCTCTGAAGCGTTGGATCGTCATGGGCTGCTTGAAAGATCATCTGCTGATAAGCGTGAGGTAGTTTTCTTACCTCCTCTCGATCAGAATGGTTTTTTTGCTTTTTCATTAGATGATCTGCTGAAAGGTAGTCAGCGTCGGCAGTGTGTGCCTGAGAAATTTTATCTTGCAGATGTTGATTTTCTTTATAAGGGTGACTACGCTAATGCCCCTCCGGAAGTTCAGTCTTATATCGATGCGGTAACATTGGTAGGGCTGTTTTCTCCGCCGCTTGCTGATCATTTAGTTCCGAAGGGCGTCCCGAAGTTGATTTTCTTTCATGGTGAGAAAATTGAGCTTTTACTTAATTATACGCAGGGGGATTTGGCTGGGCTTAAAGGTGTTGCGGATTTTGCTAAGGATTTTATCAATACGGATGCTCATGTTGAGCAAAAGAAAACCATTGTTAAGTCCATACTTTTGGAAATGAAGAAAGAAGCTGAGGCTGATAAATTCACTATTGGTCTTATATTTTCGAGGTTTGATGAGTTTTCGAGGCGTGTATCATCAAGCTATCAGCTATACGTCTCAGAGTTTTCATTTCAGAAAATCAAAGCTGAAGTGGAAAAAAGTAAATTTGAGGCGCTTGCTAAAATTAATAAGGTTTTTTCGGAAATACAGAATCAGCTTCTTGCTGTTCCGGTCGCGTTGGTTGTGGTATGTGGGCAGATGGAGGCCGGTAATGGATTCTCTCTAAAAAATCTTTTTATCATTGCCGGCTCGCTAGTTTTCGCAGTATTTATGTTTTTTCTTATTCTTAATCAAAGAAATACTCTTCGGACAATTTTTCTAGAAATGACGGCCGAGTGGGATTTGATAAAGGGTAAGCACAATGCGGTAAAGGTAAAATTTGATGAGCCTTACAAGCTGCTTCGTAAGAGGTATCGATATCAGTCCATATTGCTAGAGGCTGTGGGTCTGGTTGTGCTTGTGTCTTTTTTTATTACTGTGGGTATGTTTTTTTACTACTCTGAGGTAGGTGTCGTTCCTGTGACGTCCATAGTTTGGTTGTCCATTTGTGTAATTGTTTATATTATTTTGAGAGGGCTGTCAATCTTCTGTGATCCCTCCTTGAAAGAAGAGGGCGAGGGTAAGCAAAAAAATTAAGGTTAATTTTTAAGGCGTTTTTGTTCACGATCTACCGCACGTTTGGCACTTCTTTCACTCGCATACAGCCACCGCAACCGCTTCGGCTTGCTCTGATTCCCCGCAGTTACAATCTTCTCCTTCCCGGTTTTCTTGTCGCGGTAGTAAGCGATGATCCCTGTGTAATCCCCTTTGTTTTCCTCCGCCAATCCCTCAACCGTATCCTCGGGCAACTTGCTTTCCAGCTCCAGGCTGACGGTGTATCCGTTATCCGGGCTGAGGGTGTGCTGCACATTGCCGCCGTACCAGATGATCTCGTCAATCTCCGCCTTCACTCCCTGAAGTGTGTAGGTCAGTTCGGGAATGAGTTCAGGCCGACCCCTGGCTAGGGTATAGCTGAGCGTCGCGCTGCCGCGTTGCAGGCGGTTGAACTCCGCCCGGGCGGCGCGCAGGGCGGACTGGCGGTCGCTGAAGGTGTGGCGCAGGTCTTTGAGGTTTTCACCACCACCGGCGATGGCCTCCTGTTTCTTCGCACTGTTCACGTCATAGAAATAGGCACGCACACCGTCGTAGCTGTCGCGGTCAGCTTGCAGGTAGCGGTGCTGGTCGCCATCGGTGCGGGTGAGGGTGATATGCGGCAGCTCGGCGCCGGTTGCCGTCTTGCCGCCGCCTGCCGGCAGGCACAGCAGGCAGCCGGCCTTGACGGTGACCACGGCGTCGAACTCTTCCCCCACGCGGCTGATCAGGTTGGCGTCGGACTCGTTGGCCTGGTCCAACTGCAGGATAGGCAAACCATCCAGGGCGCCGGCAATAGTGGCCGTGAGGCCGTTGCCCAGGGCGATGTCGCCCAGGACGTCGCCGAGGGTGGTATTGCTCCAACTGCGCTCGCGCTTGGTCTTCAGGCCTTTGCGCAGGTCGGCAGAGCGGGCGCGGATGCTGAGCACGTCCGGCGCACCGCTATGCTCGGTTTCATCGACGGTGTAGGTGCCCTTGTCCACCAGGCCCGTGTCGCTCCAACCCAGCCACAACCGAATGACCGCGCCCTTGGGTGGTATCGCCAGCAACCCGTCGTGGTCGCTGAGAGTGATGCTGAGCTGGTCTGCCTCGATCCCGCGATTGTCGGTCAGCTCCAGGCTCATCAGCCGTGGACTGATCGACTGGGCTATATCGTTGCCATCGACCGTGATACGAAACGCCGGCATCGGGTAAGCGGCGTCGCGGCGGTAGCGCTCGACCAGGTCTTCGATGTACCCGGTGACTTTGGACAGGGCCGCATCGATCACAGCAACGCCCTCAGGATGTTGACGCCCGCGCTGGTGCCTGCGCCGAGCAGGTCAATACGGTCGTCGTCGATCCGTTTGAGGCTGATTGAGAATTCGATGCGCCGTGGAGTGCCGTCGCGGAAGAAGACGGTTTTGGTTTCGCTCAGGCTCTCGATAATCCACAGGCCGTAGATCCGGCCGCTGCCCTCCACCATCGGCCACGCCTTGCCGGTGTTTGCCATCAGGCGCAGGGCGTCGAGGCTCAAGGCGCTGCCGGCCAGCTCCGGCAGGATGACGCCGGGGAGAGTGATGGCATCGTCGCCGCGCCCGACAAACTGTCGAGCGGGAGCGGCGCCCACGCGACTGTTGCTGGCGTGGCGCCAATCGGTCTGGCGTTGCAGCTCCTGATAGGCGGCGGTGGACAGGCTGAACACGAACATGCCCAAGGCAAGCATCATGGGGTTTACTCCAAGTCGGACAGTTTGCTGCGTTGGCGGGCCGCTTTTTCACTGGCGATGCGTGCCAGCTCGGACCGCACGGCGCGGCTGATCGCCTGGGCGTCCATGCCAGGCGTGGTATGGATGTTGATTTCGTAGGTGTCGTGGCTGTCATGGACCGGCGACGGGGTAGGGCTGATTGGCGCACGATCATCGATCGACAGCGAAGAGGTGGCGGCCCCATTCGGGAGTTGCGGCAACGGCATTGCCCCCAAAGGCATGGCAGTTGCACCAAGGGCCAGGGTGCCGGCTGCCGTGAGCTGTTTACTCAGACTGGTCATGGCGCTCAGCGGCCCGTTTTGACTGCCCTCAAGGCCCTGGGCCAGGCCTGCCATGGTGAAACCGCCCAGCTCCGCGAACACACGCGAAGGGCTGTGGATGTCGAGCTTTTCCTTGAACCAACCGATGACCGCATCGCCTGCGCCGGTGATGGCCTCCTTGGCTACGGTCAGGCTGTTGGTGATGCCATTTGCCAGACCTTGAATCATCTGCGTACCCAGTTCAGCGAACTGTGCGGGTAGACCCAACAAAAGACTGAGCATGTTGCCGATGACAGCGCCAAAACGCTCGCCCATTGACTGAGCCGCGCCGCCGACGTCTTCGACGGGGGTGAGTAGCTGGCCGAACCAGTTGATCAGACTGCTGACACCATCCGAGATCAAACCGAATAACGGACGGGCGATACTGCCCAGAAGCTCCATGGCTGCGCCGATACCTGGCAGCGTCATGACGACTTGGCCCAGGTTCAGCAGCGATTGACCGAGCCCCGCGAAACTATCGAGCACTGGTTGCAAAGCCCCGACCAGGCCCTGCCAGAAACCGAGGAAAAAGCCCTTGATGGGGTTCCAATACTTGTAGACCAGCACGCCAGCAGCCACCAGGGCTGCGATAGCCGCCAGCAGCCAGCCGATGGGCGTCGCCATGATGGCGGTACCGACGGCACTGATCGCGCCGCCGAGCATCGGCAGCACGCTGGCGGCAGCCAGGCGGGCGCTGCTGACGAAAGCGGGTAATGCACTCAGCATACCACCCGCCGAGCGAGTGGCTACAAGGGGCCGCCAGACTTTCCCAAGCCTACCGATGTTGGCTCCGGCACCTGCCGCTGCGGTGCGCGTGCCTACCAGTTGGGCTTTCACGATGCCCAAGCGAATGCCAAACATGCCCATGCCGTACCGCACCATGGCGAAAGGGCCGAGCAGGCTCGCCATCGTCAAGGCCAGGCCACCGAACACGAAGGCCAGGCCAGCGACAGCCGCTACAACTTTTACCAGGCCGCCCGCCAGTCTCGGGTTTTCCCGGGCCCAGGCGCCAACGCTGTTGGCAACCTCTCCGAGGGTGGTAATGATCTGCTTAAGTTCGGGCGCAACGGCGGCGCCAAACTCGGCCAGGGCGTTGGTGAAGCTGCCCTCCGCTGCTTCCATGACGTTGGTGAGGGTGGCGAGCTGTTCGTTGACCCGCTTGCGCAGGTCTGCCTGGTTTTGCAGCTTCTGCTGCACCTCCCGATAACCCGCGATCCCCTTGTTCATCATGGTGTTCAAGGTGGTCATGGTTTCGGAGTCGTCGCCGAACAGCAGCTTGATCGTGGACGTGCGGTCCTCGTCGTTCAGTGACTTCAGTTTTTCGACCTGGGCGAACAGATTTTCCAGGCCGGCGAAGTTGCCTTTGTCGTCGGTGAACTTGAAGCGGATATTTTTGCCTTCCAGCTCCATGATTTTGTTGACGTCTTTGATGCCGTCCTTGTCCAGGCCAGCCTGGAAGATTTTCCGGTAGGCGTTACCGGCCGCGCCGCCTTCCATACCAGCCTGGTCCATCATGATCAGCAGCGGGGCCAGCTCGGCAGCGGCGTCGATACCTGATTTCTTGATGGTGTCCATGACCGGTGCGATCTTGCTGAAACCCTGGAGCATATTGGTCGGGTCTACGCCGGAGTAGAACCCGCGCTGGATGATGTCCATCAGCGCCATCATGTCTTTTTCGGATGTTCGGGTGGCGTCCTGCATCTTGGCGGCGAATTCAGCCGCAGCGGTTACGGGCATCTGCAGCTGAACGCCCAGGTACGCGGCCGCTTCACCGGTGCCGCCGAGAATGCTCTGCGCGCTCAGGCCTTGACGCCGCAGCATGGTCATCATTTCCTGGAAGTCGGCCGTGGTACCAGGCAGGCGGTCGCCCAGCTTGGTCGCCAGGTCGGTGATTTTCTGAAAGTCTTCAGACACCTTGCCGGTGCCGTCCATCATCGAAACTTTGAGTTGCGTGGCCGAGTCTTCGTTTGGCGCAAAGGCACCGATGGCCTTCGCCACCGGCCGACTCGCTGCATACCCCACACCCAAACCTGCGGCGCCGTTCATAGCCATGTTGCCGGCCAGGTTCTGGGTTTTCTCCAGCTTGGCGCGTTCGATGGCAAGGCGCTTTTGCTGAGCATTCAACGCGACCAGGCGCTTGCCCTGTTCGCTGATGCTGGCGTTGGTGGCGCTGATTTGCTCGCGCAGTTGGCGTTCGTGACTGCTGAGGTTTTTGGTGCTGATGCCCGCGCCTTGCAGTTTGCTGCGCAGGGCCTGGAGCTGTTCGCCTTGTTGCTGATGTTGTTCCTTGAGCTTCTGGGCCTCACGAACCGCTGCGCGGAAGTCCCTGGTCATGGCCTTGGTTGGCGCGCCGGTAGCGGCGAACTGCTGGGATAGGGCCCGGACTTTGTCGCGTGCTGCGCCGAGGGCTTGCTCGGTTTGTTCGGCGGCAGCGCGCTGGGTGCGCCAGGCGCTGACGTCCTTCTGTTGAGCGTTAAGTTCCTTGAGGCGGTCGCGGGCTTCCTTGAGGGCGCGGGCGGCACCGATGCTGCCGTTGTTGATGGCCTTCAGTGGGCCGCTCGCCTTGTCGATGGCGTTGAGCAGTACCTGAAGTTTTAAATCATTCGCCATCGGTGGAACTCCGCACCCGGGCGCGCTCGCGCCACTCCATCAGCTCTTGAAGGCCCAGCTGGTCCATGTCAGCCGGTGCCCAGTGAAAAACCACGGCCAGGTCGGCCATGGCGTCCTCTACGCAACGAGGGACGCGTCCGTCTTCACCGACTTCTGCAACAAAAAACCGGAGATCTTGCTGCCGCAGGCGAGCAGGTCAGCCGGGTCCATGGTGGCGGCTTCCGGTGCCGTGATGCCTGGGCTGCTGATGCGCGGCAGGATCTTGATGAGGGTGGCTACGTCCATGTTCAGCAGCTCGACCAGCTGCACGCCGCGTAGCTCGCCCGATTGGGGTTTGCGCAGGGTGATGCTTTCGATGACAGTCTTGCCACGGATGATCGGGGTGTCCAGGGTGACGGTGTTGTCGTCAACCGGGGGCAGCGCTTCGAGGGTGTTTTCAGTTTTCATAAGTGGCTCCAGTTTGCTGTGTTACCGCCCTGGTAAGGGCGGGGATGGTCAGATCCCGAGGGCTTGGCGCTGCTTGTCCAACATGTCCACGCCGTTCACGTTCTCAATGAAATTGAGCAGGTCGATTTCGATGATTTCTTCGTTATCGACGATCAGTTTGTAATAGGTACAGGTGGTGGTGATGCTGTGCTCGGTGTCTTCGCCTGGCTGTGCATCGCCCATTTCGATAGTTTCATGCCGGCCGCGCATGACGACCTCCACGGCGCTGACTTCTTCGGTGTCGTCCTGCTGGAAAGCACCCGTAAAGCGCAATGCGATGCCCGAGGCGTTGACGGCGCCGAACTGTTTGAGGGCGATCAGGTCCAGGCCGCCGGTCTTCCATTCGAACTGGATACCATCGTCCGAGAAGCCAAGGTCGGCCTTCACCGGGCCGTTCATGCCGCCGCCGCGATAGGCTTCCATCTTGCGGCCCAGCGGCGGAAGGGTGACCGACTTGACTACGCCGAGGTAGCTGTTGGCGTCGTTGAACAGGTTGAGGTTTTTGAGTTTGCGGGGCATGGCCATGGCGGGGTTCTCCGTTGCTCAGGCACAGGGTCAGCTCCCCTTGTGGGGAGGCCCGGTTTAGCTGTTGATCTTGCTGGCGAAGTCGATCAGGTAACGGTCGGTGATGCGTTGCCGCAACGTGAGATCTTCCAGCGGCGGTACTGGCGTGTAGTCGTAGTCCAGGAACAGCTTGCCGGCCTTGAGCGTGTCCTTGTCGTTGGCGTCTTCCGGATACCAGCACCTGCCGCCAATCAGGTAGCCCGCCGCGATCAACTCGCGGAACTTGGCGTTGATTCCTTCGATGATGTCGCGCACCAGGGAGGCGTGCATGGGCTTGTCCACGGCCCACATGTGCGCCTCGGCCATGGTGTCGGCGAGGATCTGCGCGGTGCGGGTGTAGTTCTCGAAGGCAAACAACGGATCTTCGCTGGTGGTTCGGCTGCCCCAGAAGCGAAAGCCACCCTCGTTGATGAGCGTGGTGACCTCGTTGCTGTTGAGGTAGTTGGCATCCGTGGCCGGGTTTTGCAGATCCCAGAACACGTCGGCGCTGATGCCGGTGACGCCGTTGACCGCGACGTTGGACAGCGTTTTGTGCCAGCCCACTTCCTGATCGATCTTGGCGCGCAGGCCCAATGCCCGTGCCACTGCCGAGGCGGTGACGGTCGCGTTTGTGACGGTGCTCCAGTTCTGGAACTCGGGCCAGATGACCATGACTTCGCGGGCACCGAAGTTGTCCCGGTAAGAGACCACTTCTTCCTTGGTTTTGCAGCCCCAGGCGCTGACGTAGGCAAAGCCGCGCAACTGCTGAGCGAGGGTGACCAGGGCGGTGGCTACTGGCAGGCTGTCGAGGCCAGGTACACCCAGAATGCGCGGCACCATGCCCACGCGAGCCTTCGCCGCGAGCAAGGCTTTCATTCCGGTGTATTTGCCCTCGGCTGTAGTGGTGCCGATCAGGGCGCTGGTGGTTTCAGCCTCGGTTTCGCCTTCCTTCACCCGCACGACGATGGTGTAGGGCTTGGTCTGGTCGGCAATGGCCTGAAGACTCTTCGCCAGTGTGCCGGTGGTACCGGCTTTGCCGACGGCGGTTTGAACATTGGTCAGCAGTACGGGTGTGTCCAACGGGAAAACGGTGGCATCAGCGTCGTCGGCCGTGCAGACCATGCCGATAACAGCGGTGGGGATGGTGCGAATGGGGCGGGTGCCGTCGTTGAGTTCGATGACCCGCACGCCGTGAAGATAATCGGCCATGGGTTTGCCTGCGCAGTGATTGGGATGACAGTGCACAGGCTGCCGCGCGCGCGCCGGTTGGGCGAGCGCGGGGGCTTGTAGGGAAAGGCGTTACAGGAAGAGCTGGGGCGAAGTGTTCACTGGCTTTGGTCCGCGATCCATGACGGTGTTACTGGGCGGAGTGTTGTGTCAGGGAACGTTGATTTCTGCGGCCAATCACGAAGAGCCTGACGATAAACGAGCAACTCGGAAAATTGCTCTGCCGTAAGCGTCAAAACTAAATTCAGCTCCTTCTCATCGCGATGGCGGGTTACAAGCCATTCGGTGCTGGTTAATTCTGTATCCCGCCAAGCTCGTTCCCCGGCAGCAATAAGTTCGGGCGGCTGCGCGGGAGGATCAATCAGTATCGGATAACCATCTTCGTCGCTTGAAATCAGCAGCCCCATGGACTGTCCCTCAAGAAGCTCAATGTGTCGCTCTCTCGTTATCTCAACCGCGTCCCCTGGAATTTGATGCGCCGAATGAATGGAGTCGTCGTAGAAGCCACCAGCTGTCTTGCTCGAAAAAATAGTCATGTGTTCGGCTCCCCAATGGTCAATAACCGATAGCCAGTAAATAGATGGCATCACCGCCCGTCGCCAACTGGCTGGCTATGGTGGCTGATACATTAGGACTTGCAGTGGTGGGATGAGCACCGCATGCGTACATGGTTGAGCCGGAAGCACTTGCATCGTTACTCGCGAACACACGAAAGACCGAGTTGGGAAAGACTATGGGGTAGGTCCATTTTCCAAACCCGTTAGAAGTGCCTGCCGCACCCCATTGGATAATCACACCGCTTGGAAGCTTGTGATACCCGTTACCAGACAGAGAAGCGCTGAACGTCCCGGAGTATTTGTTGAGTACAGTTCCAGAGATAACCCGCCATCCTGTTGGGTTGGAAACTAGAACGATGCTCTCGAAAACGTCAATTGGAAGAAGGGATAGGACGGATAACCCGATGGATATTTTTGGATCGCCCGAGAAGGGTTTCAAGTTGAAAGCCCCCGCCCCTGCCGAGATTGCAATGGTTTGACCCGATGCTGTCGTCGACAGTTGAGGCAGTGTGACATCTGATCCCGCGAGTGCAGATGATCCAATACACACGACACCCGTATCGGCCGCTGTCAGCTCCGTCCCCACAGACAGAATTTTGATACCCGAGTAGTTACCCATCAAGGATCTAATAGCCGAGGATTGGGAGTCCCGTACAGATCCGTCTTCGGCGTACCAAACATTGGTTCCAGCGCAGGACAGGGCAATTGTGTCCCGCTGCCTTAAGACGATGCTTCCCCCAGCCCCAACCCCATCAATCCCTGTCATATAGTCGGCCCCCTGCAAGGCAAGGGTCACTGGTGCTGTTAGTACGTTAGTGAACGTTACTACGCCGCCGTTCGGTGAAGTACTTGCGAGGGGAAGCGTGACGGTGAAAGGCGTCGCAGAGTTGAGCATGTATGACATGCCGAACGTGTTGGCGCTGGTCAAAGTTGTGTTTGCGCTCAAGCCACCAATTGCCGCGTGGCTACCGGAGTTTTTCTTAACAAACTCCGTTGTAGCTATTTTCGAAGTGCTGTCGAACTGAGCCGGCGTGTTTGCCGTTGGATTAATCAGTGCTGGCGAGTTGAGCGGTGCGAATCCCTTTGTCACGTCCTGAAAGGTTAGTGCGGTGGTGCCTAGGGTAATCACTCCGTCAGTTATCAGCTGCCATCGAGTGTCGGCCTGAGAGATGCCTTGCTCCACAGACACCAATAACGCCGAGGTGACCTCGGCACTGGCATCGGCATCAGGTGCACGCTGCCAAGCAGAGCCAGCCGCGACATAGATGCCGTTGTCTTTGGCAGCCGTCTGGTTTTTCACCAGCACGCGGTCGCCCGCCAGCAGCGTTACACCATCAACGACCTGCAACCCAGTCAGCGCGATGTTTGCTGTAGTCGCTACGCGAACCGACTGCTTGCTGTCGAGCTTGTACAGCTCCTCACGAATTTTCGAATCCACGTAGGTGCGAGTTGCCAGGACCACGCTCGGGTCGATCTTCAATTCGACGTTGGCGGTGTTGCTGACGATGAGGTTCATCCGCACCACCTGGGTACGGCCTGAGCCCTGAGTCAGCAGGGGCTTGAAGCTTGGCGCGCAGTTCGCCACGGCCACCAAGTCCCCATCAGCGTCATACAGACCTACCTCACGAATCCACCAGCCGCCGATGTTCTCTGGGATAACCTGTTCGGCGACGATGATATTAGGGTTGGCTGGGTCAACGCTGAGTTGGTTCAGCGGAGCGCGGCGGCGCTCGTTGATCAAGTGCGTTTGTTGCTCATTGGGGATTGGGTCGGTGTCGTTGGCATCACCGACGCCCATCTGCGCAAATGTCCAGGGAATGCCCAGGGCGTCCGCGTTGGCCTGCTTGGCTTTGCCTACAGCGGTGAGGATGGCGAAAAACTGGCTGTTTTGGTCTGTCATGGGTAGATGTCCATGGTGTCGATCTGGTGTTCACGGCCGCCCTGATGGATGTAGCCCGTGACCTCGATGTCTCGCTGTGTAGGTGGGTAGATATCAATCTCGTCGCCTTCCGTGATGCAGGCGCCGATATGAACTGAGCCAGTGGTTTCCAGGCTGATGGCAAGCCCGGTGAGGTGGCGTGTCAGGGGCTTGGCATCGTCGATCAGCCAGGTGAGTTCCTGATACATCTCTTCGGTGATACCGGTGTCCAGCACGCCCACCTTGAGCCTGAAGGTGGCGCGAGGGCCGACCGGTACTGTCTGCCACCATTCGATGATTTCAATCAGGTAGCCGAGTGGTTCAACAACGCGGCGCAGTGAGCCGATGGTGCCCTTGCGCGAATGGATGTAGTACGCGCTGCGGATGGCGGCGCGCTTGGCCGCTTCGGTCCACTTGCTGTCCCAGCGGTCCACGGAGAAGGCCCAGGCCAGGTAGGGTAAAAGCGGCAGAGGGCACAGGTCAGGGTTGTACAGCGTGCGCAACGGAATCGGCACCCGCTGGATATGGGCCAGCGCCTGCGCCGCTTGGCGCTCCAATGGCGTCGAATTGCTTGGAAGCAGCGGCGCGTCTGCCATCATTCAACCCCCAGCGCCAAGTCGATGGCCGTGCAGTACGGGGCCTGGTACTTCGTGGCAACGATGTCCGCCCAGTTTTCCAGCACCACCTTGCGCACACCCTCGACGTGCAGCGAGGCGTGGATGATTGATTCTGAAACTTCCAGGCCCAGGCGACGCCGCTGGTGCACGAAGGCCAGCAACTGCGCATTGGCTGCCGCGAGAATCAACTCGCTTTCAGGGCCGGACGTTGAGAGATACAGCTTGGCCTTGATCTGGTAGTTGATGACCTGGGCGCTTTGTACGGTGAGCCGATCCGCGACAGGACGACGGTCGTCGTCGCTGAGGTACGAATCGACCGTAGCTAGCAGGGCGGGCGAGGCGGTGCCGTCGCCCAGGATCGATTGCACGGTCACCACCGCCTCGGCCGGGGCGGGACTCTCGGCAGTGGCGTCGGCAACCTGGCCGTCAGCAGAGCGCGCATGAAAAATGTAGCTGTTGCGCGGGCCGGCGGTGCTCAGTCCTTCCCACGCCATTTGAGCCCGCTCCCGCAGGCTGTCGTCGCTTTCCATCAGCAACGGAACCGGCGGCACGGCCGAGGGCTTGGCGGCCTGGATGACGAGGCGCTTTACGTTGAAATTCCCGGCCAGGTTCTCCAAATCACTGCCCTTTGCTAGGGCCAGCATGTTGGCGACGGACGCTTCATTGACGCGCTGACGCCAGACCGTCTCGCGGTAGGCGTTTTCCTGAAGCAGTTTGGTCAGCGGCTCAGATTCCAGCTCAAGCCGTGCAGCGATTTCAGCTTGCTCCTCGACGGGCCACAGGCTGATTGCATACGCCTTGCGCTCGGCGAGGATCCGCTCGTAATCGATTTGCTCAACGACCTCGGGCGCGGGGAGCTGGCCCAGGTCAATCGCGACGAATGAGTTCATGCGCTACCCCCCAAGTTCAGAGGCACGCTCAGGCTCAGCGGCTCGTTGCTATCGACAATGCTGCCTTCAATGTCCAAGGAGGATTGGCCTTGCAGCGTGGCGCCCTGGAACTGCACTCGGCTCAAGCTAATACGCGGCTCCCAACGCATCAGCGCCATGACGGTGGCCGCGTACACCTGCAAGCGGGTGATGTCGTTGAACGGATGGTCCACCAACTCGGGCAACAGGCTGCCGTATTCGCGCCGCATCACCCTGGTTCCAATGCGCGTGCTGAGGATGTCGCTCATGGACTGGGCGATGCTTTCCACGGTTGTCATGGAGGCGCCGGTGTGTCGATTCATTCCGGCTTCCCCGTCTTACCGCTGCCAGGCATGACGCCGCCGTGCAGGTGTTTCACCAGGCCAATGCCGGCGGCCACCACATCCACCGACACGGTGACTTTGCCGGTGACGTTTTGGTTGCCAGTCTGGGTGTAATCGCCCTGGTGCGTGATGTTGCCAACGATGTTGATGCCGCCGGTGCTGATGAGGTTGGTAGTGCCGCCATCTGTAAGCGTGGCGTTGAGGTGGTGAGCGACGCTGTCGTACTCAATCACCGTACCGTCGCGATAGGTGACGCGGTGCAGGCCTTCGCGGTCGCCGTTGGCGGGGATCTGGTCGCTGAAGAGGCCTGTCAGGGCGACACCGTTGCCGAGTTGGCCCGAGGGGCTGAAGAGTAGAACTTGCTCGTTGACGGTCGGAGGGTTCCACTCCCTGTCGGCGCCGGCCCGCAGGGTGATCCACGGCAGCCAGGCAGTGGTCAGGGTTCCTGTTCTGACCTGCACACGCGGGGGCTGCATCTGGACTGCGGCGATGGTGCCGAAGCGGATGAGGTTTTCGATCAAGCGGGCGAGGGTGGCTAAGTCGTTCATGGCGCCGATGGTGGCGCCACGCGTGCGCAAGCGCAGCTTTGTCAACTTGTAGCAAGCTTGGTTACAGTCCAGTAATGTGCTGCCGTGGCGGACGGGTTAACCATTTTCAACGGTTCAGAAATCAAAGGAATGTAAATGAAATATATCTCACCATCTGTACAAGAAACTGCATTCAACTGTCCGCACTGCGGGGCACTAGCAAAACAGTTTTGGTCAAATGTATTTATTGAAAGTTATTCCGAAGATAAACCGCGCCCTAGACTTGTTGATAAGGATCTTCTTGATGAGTTGGATCTTAGCGATATTAAGGATGTTGCTGAACGAGAAAAATTTCTTAATTGGTTTGTGCGGATGGCAGAAGGCGCCCCTTTTATCGATGTCAAGGACGATAGCGCATATTTGAGGCGTCAAATTAGGAATTGCAATATCAGCGACTGCTTTAACTGCCACAATATCTCGATTTGGATCTATGATAAATTAATCTATCCTGTCGTTGGTAATGTTGTTCCCGCCAACCCAGATATGTCTGATGATATTAGGCGTGATTATGAAGAGGCTGGAGCGATTCTAAACCAATCACCTCGTGGTGCTGCGGCACTTTTGAGGCTTGCCATTCAGAAACTTTGCAAGGAGCTGGGGCAACCTGGGGAAAATATTAACGAAGATATTAAATCGCTCGTTGCAGCTGGATTGGATGCAAGAGTTCAGCAATCGCTTGACGCCGTGCGCGTGATTGGTAACTCAGCTGTCCATCCTGGGAAAATTGATATTCGGGATGATCGTGCAACTGCTGAAGCTCTTTTCAAACTTCTTAACTTAATTGTTGATAAGACAATTTCCGAGCCAAAGCACATTAAAGAAATATATGAATCCTTGCCTGAGAGCCTCCGGGAAGCAATTGCTAAGCGTGATACTCCTAAGTCATGAATTGCTTGTGAAATGTGCCAGGAGGCCGTCGCGGATCAAATCTAAATCCGCGTCGATGAAGCCAAGTATCTCTCTTTGTTCGTACCGCACATCCGGTGCACCGCGTTCGGCCCTGTCCTTCAAACCGTACTGGTGCACCCTGGCGATTCGGGCAATCCGTCCCGTAAACTCGACGCTAATATTATTTCCGTCGCCTTTGACTTTCAAAAAGCTCGCCGTGCGCAGCTTCTGAAACATCTGCACCTTTCGCTTCACCCGTCCTTGCTTCCCCCGCAGGTTGCGCTGCTTTCGCGGCGCGTATTTGCTGCCGTCCGGGTTGCGCTGGGCTATGACCCGCTGTTGCTGGCTGCGCCGCAGGGCTTGGCCGATGCTGCGAGCCAGTTTGTTGCGCGATGCTGGTTCGAGTTGCCCCAGCAGGCCGGCCGCCCAATCCTCCAGCGTTTCCAAACGGTTGGTCATTTCGGCACGACCCATTCACTGCCGGTGTCTTGGGCGCCAGGTATCCACGCCGGGTCAAGGAATGCGGGCACCTGCTGAGGTTCGCCAGGATGGTGGACGGTGGTATTGCCATCGACGTCTATCCCCACAACCACACGCTCGGTCAGCGGCAGTGTCAGGCTCAGGTCCACCTTGCTGTTGTCCAAGATGTCGGCCTCGAACTGGATGCCCTCGGCGGACTTGTTCAGGTTCTCCAGCAGTTCGGACTGGTTCACGCTCAGCCACCCCAGCAACGGCAACATAACGCTGTCGGGGTGACCCGCGTAGTCGGTGAGGATGACCTGTAAATCAAAGCTGTATTCGAACGACAGCGAGGCAGCCGCGGTGCAGCGGATTTTGCCGTTGTCGATGAAGATCAACAGCCGGTCGGGGTTGTGCTTCAGTTCGGCCACGGTGGCGAGCAAGTGAGCCTTGAGGCTGTCGGGCTTGTTCATGGTAGGGCCTGTTGGTGCTTATAAACCATATCCACCTGACCTGCGCATTCAGCCCACGCGGCTTCGACGCGATCCTGGTCGGTGAGTTGCTCGCCGTTATTGAGCGGGCCCGTTGCCGGCAGCGTGCAGGGCACCACGGCCGGACAGCCACTGACGATAAGCGTCGGCGCCGGTGAGGGCGGGGCGCTCGCGCAGCCGGCGAGCAAGCTCAGGCAAAGGCTGGCCAGCCCAGTCGCGAAGGTCTTCGTTTTCACGTTTCAGTGCCTCGATGGTTTGCTCGCGCTTTGCCAGGCCTTGGCGCAGTTGATTTTGTTGAGTCCGCAGGGCGCCCTGGGCAATGCGCTCGTCGTTCAGAGTGGTTTGCAGCGCACTCAGGTTTGAACGCAACCTGTCAGCTTCATCGCGAGCGGTTTTAGTATCCTTCGCAGCCAGTTCGGTATTTTTCTCGGCCACGGTGATGCGTTGCTCTTGGCCCCAGATGAGTAGCGCCAGGGCGCCAAGCAGGGCGATACCGTAGAACGCCTGGCGCAGGTTACTCATGCGCGGTACCAACCCAGTTTGTTCATGGCACCGACGTCCATCAGTTCCAGAGGTCCTCGCACGATTAGCACTTGGCAACCCGATTTCATGCGATTCAAGGCTTCGAGCAGCAGCCTCATATCCTCTTGGTCAGTATTTTCCGGCACCACCAACAAGTTGCCGTCCTGAATGTCCAGTTTGCGCACCGCGTCCAGATCGATCATGCCGCCACCGCCTGGCCGCAGCCGCAGTCCGCATGCCGCTCGTAGGCGCGCTGGAGCTTGATGTCGTATAGGTTTCGCTGGTAGTCCGGGCCGTTGTAGAGCTTCGCGAATTCGGACCATTTGCGGGCCTTCAACGCCTTATGCAGAACCGGGTCGGTCTGGATGAAACGCACGAACGCGGCGAACTGCTGAGACTCGCCAGCGCTCATGTCCTCGACGAATGCCTGCACGCTGGCATAGCTCAGGCGCTGCCAGTGAAACCCCATGATCTGGAATGCACCCCAGGAGGCGGACTCCAGCGCGGCGGTGTCGTCGATCAAACGCGCATGACTCAGGCGCTGGTGCTCAGCAGTGCCGCCGGCATAGCCGCCGGACTTCGGATTGACGATGGCCGGATTGGCGACGGCCAATTGGTCGGCGTGGCGCTTGAGTTCGTCGGGGGAGTCGCCTTCGTGGCGCGGGGTGGCGAGCTGGCGGTACATGATGTGCCGTTCGAACAGAATCACCGGCTTGCCATTTGCCAAGAAACCCTTGCCCTTGGATTCGACCTCGTTGACGGCATAGATGCTCGCCAGCGGTACGTCGAGGATCTGCGCGGCCTGCACCAGATCTACGTTTTTCAGCAGGAGCTGGCAGTCGCCGCCAGCCAGGATGGCCTGGGTCTTTTCACCGGCAACGCCATCGGCGACCAAACCGACTTTCAACTGATATGCCCGTACAGCCGCTTCGGTGGAATCGCCATAGTCGCCGTCCACCACCAGCCCGGCGCCTTGGTCGTTCAGATTTTTTTGCAGGATGCGCACCGCTTGCGAGCGGTCGCCGTGGCGAAGTGTCGTCATAGCTGTTCTACCTTGCGGGTGAAGAACTTTTTGGCGGCGGCGCGAGTTCCCTCGACGCCGAGCAAACCGATCACACCACCGAAGAAAGGCGCGGTGGAGGCGGGGATACCGAGCAGTGCCAAGCCATGACTGGCGGCCAGTGCAAGGGCGCCGCAAAGGGGGGCCTCTACTGCCATTCGGCGCAGGGTTCCGCCGCCGTACATGATCCGTAGGGCGGCGATGGTCAGGGCCAGGATGCCCGCGTACAGGGCCGGCCAGTTCTGTTCGAGCCAGGCGGCGAGCCAGGCCCAGGTGTCGGGACGTTCAGGCATGCGCTTCATTCCGTAATCCAGAGTGGGTGGGTGTGTAGGCTCGTTGCTGGCTTTTCAGTCCCATAGGTTCACCATCTGCCGCTGTGGAGCAGCGGCCTGGGCTTCAGGCATTTGCACAGACAGGCCTTGGGGCAGGATCGGACCGTAGTCGGCCAGGCCGGGGTTGGCTTCGAGTACCGCCTCGGTCACACCGGCGGTGCGGCCGTAGTGACGCCAGCACAGGGCGTCAACGGTGTCGTTCTGGAAGGCGCGGACGGTGACGGGCATCAAATCAACTCCACGGTGGTGCGGTTGATGCCAAGGAAGTCACGCACGGCCCAGCGCAAGTCGCGGCGGTAATCGTCGATATTTGGCGTGAGGTCTTCGGCGTTCTGGTTGCCGCTGTTGGTGGTGTCGTAGGAGCGGTAGCGCTCACACACCTCGGCGCCGGTCGCGGCTTCGATGGCGCGGCGGTAGAGGTGCACCAGTACCGGCACGTTGTTGATCTTGTCACCGGGAACGTCTGCCAGTTCGGCATGGCCTGCGGCTTGCTGGCTGACGCGCCATTCGCTCAATTCGCGGTTGACGCTGATGGCGGCGGCGACAGCGGCGGTTTCCAGGCGAGGCGCGGTGACGCTGGCGTCAATCCGTAGCGTGGCGCGCAACTGATCCAGATCGATTGAGGGCCAGAAGGCGTCGGTGTTGATATGGCCGCTGGCGACGGGGCCACTGGCTACGAATCCGCTCATGGAACAGCACTCAAAAATAGGTCGCCGGTGGTCGGGGCTTCACGTTCAGGAGGAGCGGCCTGGCCGATCCGCCCCGAGCCGGCGGGGTGCGTGGGGACGCTCGGTTAGCCGGCAGGGCCGGCAAGTTTGTTGAGCAGGCGTTCGGCCCGCTCCAGATCTTTCTTGCCACCGCAGGCGTCATGCAGGGCGATGGCTTTTTTCAGCAGGTCCACACCGGCCTGGAGCTTGCCGGGTTGGCCCGGGGCCTCTTCGGTAATGCCTTCCAGCGTTGCGCGGCCCATGGCGAGAAACAGCTTGGCGCGGGCCTGGTCGGGCATGTCTTCGGCGTCGGTGAGTTCGGCAGTGCGATGCAGGATTGCCAGGTCGAACGGTTCGCCAACCTTCTGGGCCTTGAAGGCTGCCGTGGCGACTTCCTCGGCGACCAAGCAACCCAAGGTGCGTGCGAAGCGGTCGGGCATAACCATCTTGTGTTCCAGCACGTAGGTCGCGATGTCGAGCCCACCGGTGAAGTCGCCAGCATCGAAGCGCCAGACCATGACGGTGGTCAGCACTTCGTCCTGTGCGCCCTGGCCGCCTTCCAGCACACCTTGCACGTAGGATTCATAGCTCGGCAGCAACTGACGCTTGAGTTCAGCCTTGCCCTGGTTGGACTGGACCTGTTTCAGACGCAGACGGTCTTGCAGCAACTGGTTGAGCTGGTGCTCGTAGGCCGTAGCGCCGGCCATGGTTTGGGTGGGCTCGGTCGCTGCCGACTCAATGGCGGCAGTGACCCGTTCAAAGTGACGGCGGCATGGGTTGGTCATGATGGCCGCCTCAGTTCAGGGTGATGTTTTCGGCCATGGCCGCGCAGCCCAGGTCTTCGATGACATAGCTTTCGTTGACCGATTCGAAGTTTTCGATGCGGTCGCGCTTGGCGTTGTCCACGACAGTGCGGCGGCGGGTACCTTCCTGCCAATACAGCGACAGGTTATCCAAGCGTGTGACGAGCAGACCGTTGGCCGGGAAGTGCGGCACACGCACCGCTGGCAGGTTACCGAGGCGCTTTTGACTGGTGACGATGTCGGCGGCCAGCATTTCGGTAGGCGCTTGGACCTTGTTGATGATCGGGAAGTACTTGTCGGCCAGCAACTGGCGACCGCAGATGACCACCAGTTCGGTGTCCTCTTGATACCAGGGCTCGATGAACTCGTTGACCATGCTGACGACCAGGGCGTCGATGTTTTCAAAGTCCTTGCCGGCGCCGATTTCGATTTTGCCGCTGCCGTTCACCACTTCATCCAGAACCCGGGCAGGGTTTTCCAGGCGCATCTTTTGAAGCCAGCCGATGTTGACGTCCTGCAACAGCGGGTTGGTTGCTGGGTTGGATGTCGCAGCGCGGCTGATGCCGTTCCAGCCAATCATGATCCGGTTGAGGGCCTGGGCTTTGATGATGGCGTCGCGGATGCGTGCCTGGAAGTCCTTGAACTTGGCCCACTGGTCCAGCTTCTGATAGCGCAGGCCGGTATCGAAGTTGGTTTGGGTGCAGGTGTACCCACGGTTGTCCAGGCCGCTCGGGTCACGGGGCTCGCGGTCTTTGACGGTGGTGTCGGTGGTACTGGCAATGGTGCCGTCGATGCCGATGCCAATCTTTTCACCCGACTGTTCCTGTACGCCATAGACGTTGATGGCGCTGAGGAAGGTGCTGGATTCCTGAATACGGGTTTCCAAGGTCTGGGCGACACTTGGGTCTGCGGTGAATTTGGTGGTGACGTCAGTCACCCCATGCAGTTGCGCCAGTTGTTGCAGGTAGGCGTTGAACAGTACTCGGGTGTCGTTACGCATGTTAATCGTCCTTCATGATTCGGGGCTGTGGTTGGGCTGACTGTCAGCAGTCGGTCACGACCAGGTCATTGCCGCCGGTTACAGGCGGGCGCGTTTTCTGGCTGTGGTCCTGGGTGGTGGAGAGCTTGGTTTTCAGCTCCGTGAGTTCCGTGCTGACTTGGTCGAGCCGGGTTTTCAGCCCCGCCGAAAATTGCTTTTCAGCAGCCAGTTGGTCGGGCAGATCTTTGACGTGTTCGGCGATGGCTTCGACGGCTTCGCCGATTTGGGCGAACTCGGTGTCGTCCTTGGCCTGCTTGCCCGTCAGCAGCGCTTGCACCTTGTTGAACAGCTGGGCGCCGATGCTGGGCTTCTCTTCGATTTCTTCGAACTTCAACTCGGTTTCCACCGCCTCGGTAAACATCGACGTTGCCGAGTAGTGGCGATCCTTGAAGGGGCTGGCGTCAGGTTTCTGGGCAGAGAACGCCAGAACGTCGGTGCCCAGGCTGGCAGGCGAGTCAGTGACAGCCAGTCCAACGATGTAGGCCTCGCCGGTGTCGGCAAAGCTGTCGTCGATTTCGATGGATGTGTAAATCTTCTGTTTCGCCTTGTTCATGGCGATCAGTTCTGGGGTCGGTTCAACCTGGGCGAACAGGGCCAGTTTCTTCTGGCCGTTGATATCGACCTCTTCGGTTTTCACGGCCAGCACGTCGCCATAGGCCTTGAACGGGCTGTCGGGCAGCAGGCTGCGGAAATGCTCCAGCCAAATCCGGGCGCCGTAGGTGGCCGGGTTGAAGTTCTTGGCGGCTTGTTCCAGCCAACTGCGTTTGATGGTGCGCTTGTCCGAAGTAGCGCCCTCGACGGCGACGCGGAACCAGTTGCTGCGAAATTTCTTCATGCCGGGAATCCTCAGTGCGTGGGGCGCCTGCTGGGCTGAGCAGTGCGTTGCAATGAGGGGCATGGTCGTCACGGGCGCGAGCGGCGGCAACGAGCCGGGACTGTAGGCGGGGAGGGTACAAGGGGCGGCGCTATTGAGTCGTCGCCGTGGGCGGCAGCATCTCGGCCATGACGACGACCACCCTGCTGCCTATCGATCCGCGACGCCAATCCAAGTTCCTGTACTGGATGGGTTGGCGCATCTGCGAGATTGCCGAGGCTACGGGCGAAAAAGAAAAAACGCTACACAGCTGGAAGGCCCGCGACGAGTGGGACCGGGCCGACAACGTCGAGCGCATCGGCGGCGCCCTGGAAGCGCGCTTGGTGCAGTTGATCCTCAAGGACAACAAGACCGGCGGCGATTTCAAGGAGATCGACCTGCTGCACCGTCAGCTTGAGCGCCAGGCCCGCATTCAACGCTTCCAGGGGGGCGGTACCGAAACCGACCTCAACCCGAATCTCGCCAAACGGAACGCCGAGCCGAAGAAAAAATCCCCGAAAAACGACATCAGCGAAGACCAGATCGAGCTGCTGCGCGAGGCGTTTATCGACGGCTGTTTCGACTACCAGAAAGACTGGTATCGGGCCGGCAACCAACGCACCCGCGTCATCCTCAAGAGCCGGCAGATCGGTGCCACGTACTACTTCGCCCGCGAGGCGTTCATCGACGCCCTGGACACCGGTCGCAATCAGATTTTTCTGTCGGCCTCTAAGAACCAGGCCTACTTGTTCCGTGGCTACATCCAGGCCTTCGCCCGGGAAGTCATCGGCGTCGAGCTGACTGGTGACCCGATTGTGCTGCCCAACGGTGCCGAGCTGTTTTTCCTCGGCACCAATGCCCGCACCGCTCAGGGCTATCACGGCAATTTCTACTTCGATGAGTTCTTCTGGACGTTCAAGTTCGAGGAGTTGAACAAGGTAGCCTCGGGCATGGCGATGCACAAAAAATGGCGCAAAACCTATTTTTCGACGCCGTCGAGCATGGCCCACGAGGCTTACACCTTCTGGACCGGCGAGCGCTTCAACAAGGGCAAGCCCGCCGCGCAGCACACCAAAGTAGACGTGTCCCATGGTGCGCTCCAACAGGGCCGATTCTGTGAGGACCGGCTGTGGCGCCAGATCGTCACTATCCTCGACGCTGAGCGGGGCGGCTGTGATCTGTTCGACATCGAAGAGCTGCGCCGGGAGTACAGCCCCGAGGCATTCGCCAACCTGCTGATGTGCGACTTCGTTGACGACGGCGCGAGCATCTTCCCGTTGTCAGTGTTGCAGTCCTGCATGGTCGATAGCTGGGTGGAGTGGGCCGAGGACTACAAACCTTTCGCCATGCGTCCGTTCGGCGACCGCCAGGTGTGGGTCGGCTATGACCCGGCCGAGACGGGCGATTGTTCCGGCCTGGTGGTGGTCGCACCGCCACTGGTGCCGGGCGGCAAATTCCGTGTGCTCGAGCGCCACCAGTTTCGCGGCATGGACTTCGCCGCCCAGGCCGCCGCTATCAAGGGCGTGTGCGACCGCTACTGGGTGACCTACATCGGCATCGACGTCACCGGCCTGGGCAGCGGCGTGGCCCAGCTGGTGCGCCAGTTCTTCCCGGCGGTGACCACTTTCAGCTATTCCCCAGAGGTGAAAACCCGACTGGTGCTCAAGGCCTACGACGTGATCCACAAGGGCCGGCTGGAATTCGACGCAGGCTGGACCGACATGGCCCAGTCGCTCATGGCGATCCGCAAAACCATCACTGCCGGCGGCCGCCAGTTCACCTACACCGCCGGCCGCAACGACAACACCGGCCATGCCGACCTGGCCTGGGCGCTCTTTCACGCATTGCACAACGAACCGCTCGAAGGGCAGACCGCTGCCAATACCGGGCGAATGGAGATTTTCACATGACCGAACAACTCGCCAGCCAGGAACTGTTGCCGGCTACGCTCGATGCCGCCAGTGCGGGTACCCAGGTGTTCAGTTTCGGGGATCCTACGCCGGTGTTGGGTGGTCGGGAGGTGTTCGACTATCTGGAGTGCTGGTTCAACGGGCGGTGGTATGAGCCGCCGTTGTCGCTCAATGGGCTGGCCCGGTCAGTGGGCGCGAGCGTGCATTTGCATTCGGGGTTGATGTTTAAGCGCAACCTGTTGAGCAAGACGTTTATTCCGCACCCGATGCTGTCTCGGGCGGCTTTTGAACAGTTCGCCCTGGATTTTCTGTGCCTGGGCAACGGGTATCTGGAAAAACGCCGTTCGGTGCTGGGCGGTACGCGGCAACTGGTGCCGTCGTTGGCGAAGTACATGCGTGTTGGGCCGGAGGGGCAGTTTTACCAAGTTCAGGGCTGGAAGAATGAACACGTGTTTGAGCCGGGCAGCATCTTCCACCTGCGCGAGGCTGATTTGCATCAGGAGATTTATGGACTGCCGGAGTGGATCAGTGCGTTGCAATCGGCGTTGTTGAATGAGTCGGCGACGTTGTTTCGGCGTAAGTATTACGAGAATGGGAGTCATGCTGGGTTCATTCTGTACATGACCGATGCGGCGCAGACTGAGGCAGATATAGATGCTCTGCGTAAGGCATTAAAGGAGTCGAAAGGACCTGGTAATTTTCGGAATTTATTTGTTTACTCGCCCACTGGCAAGAAAGACGGCATCCAGTTGATCCCAGTCAGTGAAGTGGCCGCCAAGGATGAGTTCAACTCCGTAAAAAACCAAACCCGGGATGACGTTCTGGCTAGCTTACGTATTCCACCGCAGTTGATGGGGATTGTACCGCAAAATGCCGGAGGGTTTGGATCGATCAGGGAGGCAGCACAGATATATGCATCTAATGAGTTAGAGCCTATACAAGCTAGGATGGCTCAGATAAACGAGTGGATTAATGAGGAAGTTATTAGGTTCGCCAAGCTAAACCCATAAACTCATGATGGAAAAAGTGCAGGGGTGTTTTTCAGTAGCACTATAAGTGCTACTGAAAAATTTATTCTGGGTCCTGTGTCGCGATGATTGGAAGTCTGATGAGGCGGGAAAGCTCTTTTCCGACTTCTGGGTCGGTAAGCATCAATGATAAGACTCTCTCAAGTCCTTTCTTGTCCTCGCAAATATATTTGTCACCTCCAAATTTTACCTCGCATGGGTATCCTTTTTTGTGGATGTTCACCTGCCCGATATCTGCCTTGTTATTATTTTCGGCTAAAGGGTTTTTGGCAACAATGTAAGTTATATACTTGATTTCCTGCGCTGGGGGCTTGCTTGCGAAAATCCCCATTCCTAAAATCGCAGCCATTGACGCGCCGTCGGTTCTAGTTTCCCGATTGATGTTGACCTTTCCATCGCTCGCAGCAGAAATCTCGGTGTTCATTTCCTCAAATACGGAATTAATTTCAGCTATGACAGCCGCCGCGTCCGCAGCAGCTTTCAATCCTTGGTCAAACGCATTTTTGAAGTTTGCCATGTTACGCTACCTTTTCAATAATCCCGCATACGGGTATGTGGTCGAATTTTGATTTTGGACTGATGACTAATTCAGCTAATCCAGGAACCTCACTGAGATGCGTATTGTCATCAGAAATTTTCCATTTTTTTGCGGAAACAAAAGCGTGTGAATAAATGATTTGATCGAAGGTGTGCCAGCGGGTGGTTAATCCACCTTTGTAGTAATAGCTCCCCCTTCTGTGTGATTGTCCAGACTTTACTTGTCCCATCTGACCCCAGTAGGGGTTATATAATAAATGCTTTCTTTTTTGTACGAGTTCGATGTCTCTGGTGGCCATGACTTGCGCGCTCAAAGATTGGTCGAATGGCTCATCGTTATAATCACCAAGAAGGATTATATGGGGTGGTGTAAGGCTGGATTTTATAATTTTATCAATCTCATCTCTTAGGCGAATTCCTAGAACATCTCTATCGGCATGATTTTTATGGCACCAAAGACGGCTAGGCCAATGTGAGGCAAATATCTGAAATAAAGTTCCGCTTTGCTTTTCTATAATGTCAATTCGCTGAGCTATTTTAAGAGTGCTAGTGCCCTTTTCTGAGGTGATGTTCTCAGTTTTAGAGATTGATACTCTTTCCGGGTTGTATATATAGCAAATATCAAACTGTGATCTGCCGGCGGCTGAAATGCCTGACCTAAATCCCAAGTCTTTGAATAGCTCGATTGACTGGAGATAAGTTAGATCCTCTATTGAGATTTCGCCTAGCGCCATGAAGTCAACCTTGGAGGTGGCTAATAAATAAGCGATTACCTCCACAGCTCCAAGTCTTAAGGTTTTGCACCGCCTACTTTTCCCAGATGGGGCAAGACTTGTGTTCCACCAAGCAACCGTTAGTTTTTTGTCATTGTTGATGCTGTCATAAGCAGTGGTCATGTTTTAACCATGGTTATTTTATGGTTTCTGGTTAGAGCTAACTGGTGTGGCTAGGTGGGTATCATAGCGCCTCGCCTAGCGTTTTGTGAGGTAAAGGTCAATTTATCAGGCTGAGCCGACGGCTCAGACATTTTGATGCAACACCCGTTAGCTGATCGTAGTTTATGTAAGGTGGTGCCACAGTAAAGGCACCGGAGCTTCAAATGGCCTGCATACCTATCAGGTTGCATTCAAGAGGCTGTGAGAAAGAGCTGCAAAGCACGTGCAGGGAACAAGGTGAAAGGCCGAGTCTCCACCGATACCCTAACTACAAGCCCACGAACCGCCCTAGAGGCGGTTTTTTCGTCTCGGCGACTCACCGGTTAGCTCATTTTTTTGGGCGTCAGCATGAGTTCAAGCTTGGCGCGCGCCGTCGTCCCCCCACCTCGCCTGCGGGCTAAATAGGTCTTTTTTTCTGCGCTTCTGCGCCGTCACCCAAGCCAAGCCAGCCGGGGGCTGCCGGAGCGTATCCAAGCTATGGAATACCTGCGAAATCCTGCGAAGGGGGGCTTTTCGCAACTCTCACACGTACGCCCTGGTGGCCAAATTCAGTTGGTGCCTCGGGAAAGAGGTTAGGTTTTTTTTAAGTGGGTTATTGATAGCTGGAAGCCCCGTATTTGTTGGGCTTGCGACCTAACTTTGATGGGTTAGGTTGGGTTAGGTTAAAAGTTAGGTTTTCTTAACTATCTGTTTTTAAAGGAATTTAAAAAGTGAAAATTTAACATCAATAAAGGTTAGGAAATTACCAAACCTAACCAAAAGCTAACCTTGGCAATCCGTCGCAAAGCCTTATCAGGCAAGGCTTTCAAGGCGGTGAGCAAAAAACTAACCCTCCTAACCCTTTTCCCATGGGTCAACATGAAAATGCCGGATTAGTCTAGGGCGGGGTCATTTGCTGAAGCTGCGTTCAAAGTTGCGCAGTCCTCAAGTTCTCATTCACTCGCACGCACTCTCGTACACGGTGCGTCAGTCCGTGAGGTCGTGCGTGGTGTTGGGATTGGAGCGACAAGCACTACAGCGCGCCCATGGGCATGCTGTCTGGTGCTTGGAGATTTTGGAGGAGAGTGAGCGGTGCGGAAGTGTTACAGGCTTGGCTGCTCAGAAAGGCTCGGCTCGTATTTACGTGGCCGTCCCTCTGATTCGAGCCAGACCTTGTTTGATATGGCCTGCGTTTTCACCAATCGTGCTAAGCGCGCCTCGAACATTCTCACCCGTCTCTGAAGCGTCCTGCTGCTCAGCCCACAGTGTCAGCTCCATTATTGCTGCTTCTAGAGCCAACTGATTTTGATAAAGCCGTTCCAAAACATCCGACAGGGAGTATTCGCTTGCCATGGCTGCCGACTCGATTCGAAAGAAATTAAGCATAGCAGTAACCCTGTTCGGGATTGCAGAGGCAGCGAGAACGGGGGAGGACTTCAGTGCGCTGAAATAGTGTTGGTACAAAAGTGGTACGGGTTTTTTTCGGGGGGCGCTACAAGGCACGTTTTACGTGGGCTGTAGAACTAGACGTTCCAATCCATCATCGGGGCAACGCTGAAACGGCGGGACAAGGGCTGCGGGGGAGCTGGGTATAGAGACATCGGATATCTGGACGGGAAGGCGGAAGGCCGCAGTTTATCAGGAAAGCGCTCTGCGAGGTTTGAAGCTGCAGGATCGCGCAATGCCTGGTGGCGCGTTTCAAGGTCTGACACGTGCAGGCGAAGTGTCGTACCCGTTTCCGTATTCGATTATGGGCGCATTGTTATGCAGGTTGTGGTGTCCGCATTGATTTCCACAAGACTCAATGCCCCATCGTGAAAGGAACAGCCGGTGTCGATGTAGACGACATTACCCAGGCAGGTGACGCTCGATACGGTTGAGTGCCCGACGTAAAGCCGGCTTATTCCCCTGATGGGGTCATTATTCTGCTGTTCGATTTTTCCCCGGGCATACAGAGCTGTTTTCAGGGCGCGGTGGCGGCTGTCTTCTCCAAAATGTCCGGACAAGGCGTCTTTGGCAGTCTGCCAGTCGCCATCGTCGTGTAGTAACGGAGCTTCGGCGTGCACGATGCCCATTTTTCTTCCGTCTACCAGGTCAACTTCAATGATCAGCGGAAGTCCCTGGAGGACATTGGACAGTTCATGCTGGGTCGTGGCTGCCAGCTCATAGAGCCAGGCCCCGCCGTTTCGGGTATGCCTGGCAATGTCGCCCTGTCCGGACACACAGTCGATGAGCATCTGTTCATGATTGCCTCGGACCGCGTGAAACCAGGGCTCCGTGAGCCAGTTCATCACGTCCAGGGAGTCCGGGCCGCGATCGATCAGGTCGCCAACCGAGAAAACACGATCCCGTTCTGCCTTGAAATTGGCGTTAACCAAAAGCGACTTCAGAAGTTTGAAGTGTCCATGGACATCACCTACGACAAAGTCCCGGCCTTTTCCATTGGGGGAGAACGTTCTGATCGTGTTCATCGTCGGCATTTCATGTGGAGAGGGGAGAAGAAGCAGCTTGCTCGCTCTTCTGGCCCGATAACATTATTTTTTCAATTGATAGTCCTGGCCCCACACCCGTACAGAACTGATGGGCTCGTTCTGCCCATCGAAGATGAACTTCTGCCGCACGGCGGCCTTGGGTGGAACAGTAACTTCATCCGGGTTTTCCATTGCCTTGAGGCTGTTGGCATAACCTGCCTGGTCGATAGCCAGCAAGACGCCCGTCTGCCTGAGGTTGATCAGGCGCAGTTGCGTGTCGGTACTGTTCTTGAAACCGAGAGTGACTGTAAGGTTGTCATCACTGGGCTCCAGTTTCAGCACCTCGACGCCGATCCGATCTTTCATTTGTTCGCCGGAGGAAATGATCGCTGCGCCATCGGTGCCCTGGGCTGATTCGCGGCCATCGAGTACACCTTCGCTCACACCGCCCAACAGGTTCTTCCCAGCCGTGATGAACGATGAAACGGCGGCTTTGGTCGAGTCCTTGATGAGGCTGCCATCGGCCGGTTCAGCTTCGGCGAAGCACAAAGTGCTGGCCATGAGGCTGGAGACAAAGAAGAGGGAGCGTGACGGCAAGAGAGTCAT